GGCTCCTCCTTCACGACTAGATGCCCCACCTCCTCTGGAGGGAACGAAGCACAGATGGATTCGAGCAGAAGTTGGCGGTCAGGAAGATCGCGCGAACGTAGCAGGAAAAATCCGAGAGGGTTATGAGCTTGTTCGTGCGGATGAATATCCCGACTTTGCTGTTCCATCTGTTGAAGATGGCCGACATGCTGGCGTGATCAGCGTGGGAGGTCTTCTCTTAGCGCGCATTCCCGAAGAGAACGTGCAGGAACGCAATGCGTATTACCGCCAACGAGCAAACGACCAAATGCAAGCTGCTGACAATGAGTTGATGAAGAGCAATGCACACTCGAGCATGCGAATTCAAGGACCCACAAGGCAGTCTCGCGTCACTTTTGGCGGCCCTAAGGCTGCTGAATAATCATCTTTTAAAGGAATCATCAAATGGCAAACATCAATAAGCCCTTTGGTCTGCGTCCTCTCGGTAATCTCTCTGCTACTGGCGGTCAAAAACAGTACGGATACTTGATTAACGATAACCAGTCCGGAGCTATCTTCCAAGGCGACTTGGTAACCATTGACAATGGCTACCTTGTCAAATTCAACAACACGGACCATACGGCTGCTGTTGGTGTCTTGAATGGCGTAAGCTATATCGACCCCACCACTGGCAAGCCCACATGGAAGAACTACTACCCAGGTTCCGTCAACATCACCAGCGGCCAAATCGTTGCTGACGTAATCGACGATCCTAGCCAGTTGTTCATCATCCAAAACGCGGGTACTCCTACTCAAGCAAGTATTGGCCTCAACGCTGACATCACTGCCAGCACCACAGGCAGCACCACAACTGGTGTGTCCAATATGACCATGAGCGGTACCTTCACCGAGACCGCAGCTACTAACCTCAAGGCAGTTGGCTTGTGGAACGTACCGGGCAATGAGATGGGCCAATACGCCGTTCTCGTTGTGAAGATTAATGAACACCTGTACGGCAGCACTGGCACGCCGGGCTTCAGTACCTAAGGAGAACATAAATGGCAATTTCCCGCGCACAACTCGTAAAGGAACTTGAGCCAGGCTTAAACGCCTTGTTCGGCCTCGAGTATAAAAACTACGAAAACCAACACACCCAAATCTATTCAATCGAAACTTCAGACCGCGCGTTTGAAGAAGAGGTGATGGAATCGGGTTTTGGTGAAGCCCCTGTGAAGCCCGAAGGCGCTGGCGTTTCATACGACCAAGCACAAGAGGTTTACACTGCTCGCTACACCCATGAGACGATTGCTCTGGCCTTCTCCTTGACTGAAGAAGCCGTAGAGGACAACCTCTACGACCGCCTGGGCGCTCGCTATACACGTGCCTTGGCACGTTCCATGGCTCAAACCAAGCAGATCAAAGCTGCTGCCATCCTGAACGGCGCTTTCACCACCTCTATCGGTGGCGACGGTGTTGCTCTGTGCGCAACCAATCACCCCACTTTGGGTGGTCCTAACTTGTCCAACACACTGGCAACAGCTGCGGACTTGTCTGAGACCTCCTTGGAGCAGTCGTTGATTGACATTTCCGCATTCACCGATGAGCGTGGCTTGAAGATCGCTGTGCAAGGCTTGAAGTTGATTATTCCTAAAGAGTTGCAATTTACCGCAGACCGGATTTTGAAATCCACCCTGCGCGTTGGAACTGCGGATAACGACATCAACGCTATTCGCAACATGGGCATGGTGCCTCAAGGCTACACAGTCAACAACTTCTTGACGGACCCAGACGCGTTCTTCATCAAGACCGACGCGCCTAACGGCATGAAGATGTTCACACGTGTGTCGTTGAAAACTGGTTTTGAAGGCGACTTCGACACCGGCAACGTTCGCTACAAGGCACGTGAACGCTACAGCTTCGGCTTCAGCGATCCACGCGGCATGTTCGGTTCACCCGGCGCGGCCTGATGGTCGAGTAAACGGAAAAAGGGGCCTTGTGCCCCTTTTTCTTTTGGTGTATATTGGACACATTCCGGGGTTTCCGGTGTATCTGACAGTCCCGGCTGACGACATGCAGACAGATACGCCCCACTTGCATGTAAGGACAAAACTATGTCGACCACCACGTTTTCCGGACCAGTCGTATCACAAAACGGCTTTATCACCACAATTTCCAATTCTTCCACCGGTACCTCCGCTTTTAATGCGAATACCACTGCCGTCACGATGACAGGTGTTGGCGGCACAGGCGGACGCACCTTGTTCCAAATGGACACTAACGTCGCTCTGGGCTCGTTCTCTAACGCCCTGAAAGCCGAAGTCACTTACGGTGCCACTGGTCGCACGACTGGTCTAGGTTCAGCCTTTGTTGCTGAGTTGACCCTTTCTGCTGGCACCTCTTCTGGTACCTACTCCCCTGTTGAAATCGAGTTGAATGCTGGTTCTGGTGCTTCTACTGGCACAACAACTTCGCTGATTTACGCTTCGGTTAATGGCGCTGGTGCTGCTACTGTTGACACCAACGGCTACTTGTTGAATCTGGCAGGCGTGACTGTTGCTGGTGCTAAATTGGCTGCTACCGGCACGATTACCAACGTCAACGAAATCACCCATGGCCTGCGTGTCAAGATTGCAGGTAGTGACTACTACCTCTTGGCTGCTACTGCTGCTAACTTCAACGCCTAATGGCTGCGTTGGATAAGGATTACCTGTTGGGTTTGAGGAATCAGGCACTTGAGCAAAGGCAAAAGTATCTGGACCTCATCCAACAGGCAAACGGCGCAATTGCAATGGTGGATGTTCTACTGACCGAAATCGGTCGTATGGACCCTCCTGATTTACGGGCACAGAGTACAGAAACGGGGGAATGACATGAGCAACAGCAATATCCAGGCAGTCACAAAGACTGCCGATGGTCATGCGGTTGGAGGTCGTACAAGAGTAGCCGGTGTTTACTTTACAAACACGGCTACGGCTGCGTCTTTCACCCTAAAGAATGGCAGCACTACCGCAGGCACAGCCCTACTGACCATCAATACGCCTGCTGCGGCCGGAGCCACTGACCTTATCCTTCCGGATATGGGCATTGTCTTTGACTCAGGAGTGTTCATTGATGTTTCTGGTGCAGACGTTACCAGCGTGACCCTGTTCTTCTATGGTGGAGCCGCGCAGTAATGGCCTCCAAGGGCATGGGCATCAAAACCTCGGTAAAGAGCGGTAATTTCCGTCCTACCAAGGCAGGTGCAGGCATGACCAAAAAAGGCGTTACAGCGTACCGCAAAGCCAACCCTGGCAGCAAACTCAAGACAGCGGTGACTACCAAGAACCCGACTGCGGCAGAAGCAAAACGTCGTGCGTCTTATTGCGCTCGGTCTGAAGGTCAGATGAAGGATTTCCCTGAAGCTGCCAAGGACCCCAATAGTCGCTTGCGTCAGGCGCGTAAGCGCTGGAGATGCTGATGCAAGTTGTTGAAGTATGGGCAGGCGGACTGACTCTTTTACTTGGAATTCTCGGCTACGTGATGCATGAGAAGTTCCAGGAGTTGTCTCGCATAAGCATTCTTCTTAACAAAACAAGAGAGGAGGTAGCGCGTGATAACGTTACTCAAGCAGAAGTTGACAAAATTATGGACCACATTGACCAGCGTTTTAACAAGCTGGAAGAAAAAATTGACAGACTCATTCAACACTCGAAATAAGGGGCAGTGATGGCAACTTCTAAGATGAAAATGGTTATGAAGGGCGGCAAAAAAGTGCCGGCTTTTGCGGCCGACGGAGTAGGCAAGATGAAAAAAGGCGGAGCAGCCGGCATGCACAAGATGCCTGATGGCTCCATGATGAAAGATTCTGACATGGCCGACAAGATGGGTCGTGCCGTGAAGCGTAAAACGGCCGACGTTAAGGGCCGTGCAATGAAAAAGGGGAAATAACATGGCTGGACGTGGAATGGGTGCCGCTACGCGCGGTGGTGGTGCTGTTGAGAGCGGCCCAAAAAACAAGATGATCTCTGAGACAAGCACCTCTACAGGTGTTCCTATGATGGCCAAGGGCGGTATGGCCAAGGGCATGATGGCCGGGGGCATGATGTCTAAAGGCTATGCTGCGGGAGGTGCTGCCAAGAAAATGTCCAAAGGCATGATGTCTGGCGGTAAACGCGCTAAGTAATGGCCTACCTCATCAGCAACATCCCGTACTTCAAATGCTGGGTTAGACGTGAGTTTACGCACATGCATCAGAAGTACCAAGGCGAGTATTTACATGCAAATGCTATTGCAGTAAATGTCATGCCGGATCGTTGCTTGAGTTTTCAACTTGTTTTTACAGGGTGTGAAAGTCTTGTAGATGGGTCAGAAAACATTCATGGCGGGGCAATGTGGGCAAGAATGCCTATTACTGCATTGGTAGGGGATATTCCCCTAGAAGAGTGGCCCGAGCGCATGCCTACACACTTGGCACAGCCTTGGGACTGCCCTTCTCACCACCACACAGTAATAAAATTTGCGCGCACAAGCCCTAGTCCCTGGCTGTGCAAGATTGATGGCGAGTTTTACACCGGGAGATACATGTTCACGGTGGACTACGCGGAGAGCGAAGTAGCGGACTGCCCTGCACAACACAAGCAAAGTCATGTTTTGACTTTGACGGATGCAGGGAAATGGACGGGCAATATTGTGGCATTACCAAACAATAGAGTTCGGGCCACAAGTCCTGCGTTTTGGCAAACAGGAGAGGGTGCACCTGACTTTAGGCCTAGTCAGTGGATACACTGTGCAGAGCAAGATGACTCGTACATGGATGCGGCTCAAACCTTTGATAATTTGTATAACAAATGACCACTTCAGGAACAACCACCTTTGATCTGTCGATTGACGATCTGATCGAAGAAGCATTTGAGAGATGCGGCATACGTGGCACAAACGGCTACCAGCTGAAGTCTGCGCGTCGCTCTCTCAACTTGTTGTTCCTGGACTGGGCAAATAGAGGCCTCAATCTCTGGACAATTGAGCAAGCCACCTACGCCATCACGCAGGGTATCAATGAGATATCGTTGGCCACAGACACCGTCAACGTTTTGTCGGCTGTTATACGAGACCCCTCACAGGGTATCTTGACGGACATCACCATTGACCGGATCAGTCGCTCTGAGTATTTGAATATTCCGGATAAGACTACTCAGGCCCGCCCTGCTCAGTACTATGTCCAAAGAACGAATGTCCCCAAGGTGTTTTTCTATCCTGCGGCCGACCAAAACTACACGTTTGTGTACTACCGGATTCGCCGTATCCAAGACGCTGGTGCATATACCAACACAACAGATATTAACTTCAGATTTCTGCCATGCCTGACATCAGGACTGGCGTACTACATCTCTCTCAAGTACGCGCCCGAGCGCACAGGCGCGCTCAAGACCATTTACGAAGAAGATTTCCTACGCGCTGCGATGGAAGACAGAGACACTGCCAGCGTTAACTTCGTTCCTGACTTAGGGGTGTAACGCATGGCCTTCGCAACAGGTAAATTTTCATATGGCCTGTGTGATTATTGCGGACAGCGATATGAGTACAACGTGTTGCGTAAAAACTGGCGCGGATTTAAGGTCTGCCCAGACGATTACGAGCCAAAAGAGCCACAACTTGAGCCCTTGAAATATAGAGGCGATGCAATTGCCCTTTATGAGCCAAGGCCCGATAGAATTGAGCCTGTATCGGTGTTTGTGGGTGCTCCCGGTTTCACTGCATTCCAGAGTTTTGGAACAGTCAGAAACACCAATGACATGCGTCCTTATATTCAAGACCAGGCCCTCATTGCTCAGGGCGTGGTAGGTTCTGTAACGGTGGTGACCTCATGACATACGATGAGCTTGTAACAAACATAAGAAACTACACCGAAGTAGACGCAAACGTCTTTACTTCGTCGGTGATAAACACGTTCATCACTTTTGCAGAGAACAGAATTTTGAGGGACATCGATTTGGATGTCTTCAAGCTTGAAGTGACTGGAAACATGACCAGTGGCAACAAATTTTTGTCTGCTCCCAGTGATATTTTGACTCATCGCTACTTGATGGTTACCTCTGGAACGGACCAAATCTTCTTGGACTTCAGAGACACCTCTTTCATGAAGGAATATTGGCCAAACGGGGCTACAACCGGGGTGCCGAAGTACTATTCCGTGTGGGACCAGAACACTTTTTACATTGCACCGACACCGAACGCTGCGTTTGTGGTGGAAATGGGCTATATCTATCGTCCAGAGCAGCTTTCTTCGACAAATAACACGACATGGATTAGCACAAACGCCCCTGAGGCCCTGTTCTATGCGTGTTTGATCCAAGCTTACAGCTACACCAAAGGACCACCTGACATGATGGCCACCTTTGATACAAGCTACAAGCAGTCTATTCAAGGACTGGGCATCGAGCAGCAAGGCCGTCGTCGTCGTGATGAGTATCGTGACGGCATGGTCCGTGTTCAACTCAAATCGGAGACCCCTGGACCATGATAGGCAATCAATCTCCTGTGCTTTTGGGCGGCGTAAGCGTCGCTACTACCAATGGACGAGGCTGGACTCCTGACGAGTTGGCTGATAGAGCCGTTGAGAAGATTATTTACGTTGGAAGTGAGTCACATCCAGCGATTCGAGAACAAGCTGTGGCTTTTCGGGGCGCTGTGCGGGCTGTGATCAAGGCTTATCTCGAGGAAGCAGTAAACCAGGATAGGGCAACCATCGCGATCCGCCTGCATGAGGCAGGTCATTCCAACCTCGTTCATTTGTTAGGAGATTAAAAATGGCATTTTCAGGAAATTTCATGTGCACAAGCTTCAAAGTGGAGCTTATGAAGGCTGTGCACAACTTCACCACGGGCACCGGCAATACGTTCAAGCTTGCCTTGTATGACAACAGTGCCTCTTTCACAGCGGCAACCACTGCGTACACAGCTACCAATGAGGTGGCTGCGTCAGGCTCTTACTCGGCTGGCGGCGGCGCGTTGACAAACGTGACTCCAACGTCTTCTGGGACAACTGCTTTCACAGACTTCGCGGATTTGTCGTTCACGAGTGCCACGATTACGGCCTATGGCGCGATGATCTACAACGATTCTGCCGCAGGTGACCCCTCGGTATGTATCTTGGATTTTGGTGGCGCAAAGACCTCCACAGCAGGTACTTTTACCATCATCTTCCCGACCGACGACTCAACAAACGCGATACTTCGTATCGCCTAAGAGGCGTAAGTGGCCGATGTACGGATTGCACTTGGCGGATTTGGCAGTCAAGCCTGGGGCGAGGCCCCATGGGGCGAGGGTGCGGTCACGCTGTCTGCAACAGGGCAGGTCGGTTCGGTCACAACAGCGGCAGATGCTAACGTCAGTGTCACGGGTGTATCTGCAACAGGGCAGGTTGGTTCCGTCAGTGTTACTGCAAATGCGGATGTCAGTGTTACCGGCGTTTCAGCCACAGGCTTTGTTGGTACGGCCACTGTTACGGGTACGGCCAACGTCAGCCCTACCGGCGTCTCCGCCACAGGCCAGGTTGGCTCAGTTGCGGTCAGTGCAGACGCCAATGTGCTCCTTACGGGAGTATCAGGGACAGGCCTTGTCGGAGTGGCCACAGCAGCGGCAGGAGCAGACGTTACTCTTACCGGGGTATCAGGAACAGGCCAGGTCGGATCAGTTTCTATTAGCGGCACGGCAAGTGTGGTGCTCACGGGCGTTGAGGCAACAGGCCTTGTTGGGACCGTCACGGTTGCTGCAAATGCTGACGTCTTCGCTACTGGGGTCCAAGCAACAGGAGAGATTGGATCGGTTACGTCTACCGGGGATGCTGCGGTATCTCTCACAGGCGTTCAAGCAACTGGCCAGGTTGGTACTCCCCAAGTTGACGTTACGACAAACGTCACAGTTACGGGAGTTTTGGCCACGGGCAGTGTTGGGACAGTATCGACCCAGGTTGACGTTGAGGTCAGCGTCACAGGCGTGCAGGGAATTGGCCAAGTTGGCAGTCTTCTGGTTTGGACCGTTGTCCCTGATGCGCAGACTCCGGACTGGGCTTTGGTGGATGATTCTCAGGGGGCCAGTTGGACGAATGTTAATGACAGTCAAACAGTTAACTGGCAAAATGTCGATGATTCACAGTCTGCGGGCTGGGCTGAAGTTGACGATCAACAGATAAATGTGTGGACGCGCATAGCGGCTTAAGGAAAACAAGATGACAATTAATTACACCACTCTTCTCGGCCTGGCCAAACCAGTTACAGGCACAGAAGCCAATACTTGGGGAGACGTAGTCAACGATTCGATTACCAGTCTTTTGGACACGGCCATAGCCGGTACTACTACGCTTACAGCCGACACCACGCTGACTACCACCACAGGCGCAGCCAATGAGTCTAGACAGGCAATTCTGTTGTGTTCACCCGCCTCGGCAAATATTACGATCACGGCTCCTGCGCAGTCCAAGATTTACACGGTCATCAACACCTCTGGTACATACACGGTAAAGATTCGTGGCGTTGGCCCGACCACTGGTGTAACTTTGGCTGTCAGCGAGTCTGCTGTTGTAGCTTGGAACGGCACAGACTTTATCCGCATCAGCAGCAGCAACTCAACCACTGGTAACTTTACCGTCAACGGTAATTTATCCGTCACAGGCAACACCACTCTTGGCGATGCTTCGGCTGACACCGTTACTGTGAATGGCACAACTACATTCAATGCCAGCCCGATCATCAGCGTCACCGACAACACCAATGCCGCCCTGCGTATCACGCAAACAGGTACAGGCAATGCTTTGTTGGTTGAGGATTCAAGCAATCCTGATGCAACACCTTTTGTGATTGATGCGAATGGTCGGGTGATTGTGGGCAACACAGTTCCATACACCTTCGCAGGAACAGTCACGCCATTTACGCAGCTTTTAGGTACAACCTCTAACAGTGGCTTGGTTACTGGTAGGTGGGCGGCAAGCACAGGCGACAGTTCGCTCAAGCTGGTTAAGTCACGAGGCGCAACTGTTGGAACAAATGGCGCAGTTACTTCGGGAGACGGCCTTGGGAATGTTAGTTTTGAAGGCGATGACGGCACTAACTTTATTCAAGCCGCAACTATTACCGCCGCAGTAGACGGTACACCCGGAACAAACGATATGCCCGGTCGCCTTGTCTTCAGCACCACTGCTGATGGTGCGAGTACGCCTACTGAACGTATGCGTATCGACTCCTCTGGCAACCTCGGTTTGGGAGTTACTCCGAGTGCTTGGAACTCCACCAACTACAACGCCTTCCAGATTGGTCGTGCAGGTTCGTTGTCGGGCAGACCTAATGCAAACCAGACAAACGTATCAGACAACGTATTCATTGCGTCAGGCACTGGCTTCACTTACATAAACACTGCTGCGGCGACAACGTATCAACAATCTGCTGGTTCACATCTCTGGTTCACAGCCCCCTCCGGCACAGCAGGTAACGCAATCACCTTCACCCAAGCAATGACGCTTGATGCTAGTGGGAATTTGGGGATTGGTACGAGTTCGCCGGGGGATATTCTTCATATTCAATCCAGCACAGGAAACAACGTAGTAAGGATTCAGGCTTCAACAACTGGAACAAATACCATTCAAATGGGCGATACATCAAGCTCTGGCGCTGGATATGTTCAGTATGCAAACAATGGCGATTATATGCGCTTTGCTACCAACGGCTCAGAGCGCCTCCGCATCGACTCCTCCGGCAACGTGGGGATTGGTACGACCTCCCCAACAAACGCTCTGTCTGTAACAGGCAATGCCAACATCACAGGCAACACAACCCTTGGCGATGCCTCCACCGACACTGTGACGGTGAACGGGTATATGGGGGTTGGTGGTGCTGGTGGAAGTACAAGAGGTATTGCTGTTGTAAGCACTGCTTTGACAGGAATAATTCAATCCGGCCTTACATCACAATTTACTAGCACTTCAAGTGCCACAAGTGCCACTGTAGGCTTTTATGCTCAGGTTTCTACTGCCGCATCTGCATATACATCGTCTGCTGTTCGTGGTTTTTGGGCAGATGATGCTACCAAAGGTGCGGGAAGCACTATCACAAACCAGCACGGCGTTTACATTTCCGACCAAACCCAAGGCACAAACAACTACGGCATCACCAGCCTTGTCTCCAGCGGCTCCAACAAGTTCAACATCTACGCCAGCGGGACGGCAGACAACTATTTTGCTGGTGACGTAGGTATTGGCACAACCACTCCCGTAACCAAACTTGAAATTGCTGGAAATAACAATGCAACATGGTCAGTTACAGCATCTATTACTGGCACAACGATGGATGTTACTGCGGTTGGTTCAGGAACTATTGCTGTTGGTGATTTAGTTCACGGTACAGGCGTTCAGCCTTATACAAGAGTTACTGCTCTTGGTACTGGTACTGGCGGAACTGGTACATATACCGTTAGCGTTTATCAGATTCTTGCTTCAGGTACTGTTACAGGTTCAGCAACCTATGGCAGCACGCTAATCAGAATAACTGAAACAGATACATCTCAAGCGGCTGGTCAGCCAACAGGTGGTTTGCAGTTCTACACATCTGACGCATCAACTCCTACTGCTGGCGTTGGCGCTTATGTTGCCGCAGTTGCCGAAGACACTACTCCAGATACAGGCCTTGTATTCGGTACAAGAGATGATGCTGGTGGTGGCATAGACGCTAACGAACGTATGCGCATCACAAGCGCAGGTAACGTGGGTATTGGGACGAGCAGTCCTAATCGTCTTTTGGATATTGCCACCTCCAATGCTGGCGGAAGCACTTTGGTGTCTTTGGTTTCTGCAACAGAC